AGTGAAGTGGTGGACTACGGTAAGATATGGTAAAGAAAGGATTGAGCATGTGGAGACTTTGGGCCAAAGCCCTAGGACAAAAAGAAGGAATTTCTGATCGAGAAGCTGACCTAGTAGCATTACTAAGAACATCAATCGTGGCTTTATATATCATAACAAATCTATTCATAATAGCAGGAATCATAAGGCATTGGTAGCATGGGCAATTTAAAACCAGGAGCAACTTATATCTATGAAAGTCCAGACGGGGGGTTGACTACCTATGCCCGTGAATTTGGTGCTCCTGCTAACGAACGTATCATGATTGGGCAAAGTTGGCAAGCTCGAGAATTAATAGAACAACGCATGTGGAATGACATATATCCAAAAAGGAATCTAAATCCAGCCTTGACAGAAGCAGTAGAAAAATGTATAATTATATATAAGCTCTCAGAGGATTATAAAGATGGCATTTAACCCACAACAATTTAAACAGAAAAAGAAACGGACAGTAGATCCAAATGCTCCACCGCGTCCAAACCTAATGAGTCATGACAAGACTATCCGTGAAGGCCAACAGGCGTTTACACAGCTAGAAGGTCGTGTGCGCAGGCAATCAGAAGAATTAGAAACACTAAAAAACAAATACGCTGATTTACAACAAAGTGTAGCTCAAATTCTTAATTATCTACGCAAAGGTCGATAATTGAAAGTATTGTGTTTAGGAAATAATTCTACTGATACTGATACACAAACTACATTATTAGCAAAAAAGAATAATCACGAAAATCACGGATTGATAATTGACCCAAGTATAGAAATTAAACAAGGTTATTATCATTCTAGTGTTTATGACCTTACACACAGTCAAATAATTGATCTTTTGAAAAAATTTGATTCATTAGTATGGTTAAATCAACCAATTGATCATTGGAGCCATCCTGATGCTTTTTATTTAACTACAAAGGTTGTAGACGAAGCAAAAACCTTTATACCTGTAACAGAACTGGTAGAATATCAAGGTATAAAATTTTTTGAAAATCTGGTAGAATCAAATAAAAGTTTTTGTATTTTTCCGTTTATTGAATTGTTGGTACAAAACGGGTCCACTACTGTTTGTTGTAGATCAAATACTCCAATTACAAAATTAAAAGATATCAACGATTGGGTAAAGGATCCAAAATATAAATCGATACGTGATAAAATGATTGCTGGAGAACTAATTCCCGAACACTGTTCAACCTGTTACAAGTACGAACAGCAAGGAATCAAGAGTGCCAGACAACAAGAAACTGTAGAATGGGCCAATCGATTAAATTTAAAATCATTAGATGATCTAAAAAATATTAATTCTCCAGTATATTATGAGGTACGCCCAAGTAATGTTTGTAATATACAGTGTAGATCCTGTGGACCCGGTAGTAGTAATCTAATAGAAAAAGAATATATCAAACTTGGATGGATTGATCCAACAACTATCATCGAATATACTAATTTTGATTTTGTTCATTTTGAAAATCTTAAAAAATTATATGTCGCCGGTGGCGAACCAACAGCAATGATAGATCTAGTAGAGTTCATGCAAAAATGTGTAGACAAACAGCACACTGATTTTGAATTTCTTATCAATACAAATGCAAATAAACTTAGTGATCGATTTTTAAATTTATTTGGTCAATTTTCTAATCTTCAATTTATTGTGAGTATTGACGGATTCTTAAAAGTCAATGATTATGTGAGATGGCTTAGTGATTGGGATAGAACTATACATAACGCTAAAAAATTAAATGAAAAACATAAAATCTCGTTTAATGTAGTTGTTTCGATTTATACGATTAGTCGACTTGACCAATTATTAGAATTTTTTGATAAAACTTTTCCTGGTTGCTTAGTTCATTGTGCTTTTGCGGAATTTCAAGATGATATTTTAAATCCTGATCATTTTCCAGATAAATCATATCTATTAGAAAGATTGTTACGTATTAAAAATTTTAATTGTTATAAAAATGATCAATTATTAATGAGTTTTATTGACGGAATAATTGAAAAATATAAATCATCTCCGCAGGCAAATATAGAAAAATTGCGTTTATTTTTTGAATTTAATGACGCCTTGGATATATCGAGAAATGTTCGATTAAAAGATTATATACCTGAGCTTGACAAATTTAGATCAACAGTGTTAAAATAAACTATGGCAAATACAGATCCACTTTATATCGGTAATGAGATGGCGGCATTTGATCGCAAGGATCGCGCCTATTATGACAAGTTTACTGACGAACAGCGCAAGAGTTTTTCAACTTATCTAATGTTAAAATATGGCGCCAATGTATCAGGCAGTGCTGACATGCAGGCCTATTATCTAATGGCCACTAATGAGCGTGTGAATAAACACTTCTTTGACATCAATCGGCATCCTAAACTACAGTGGCTAACCTGCACCACAGTAAGCCCACAGATGGGCAATCAGTTCCACTATTGGCTCAAAGGTAAAAAGAAAGAAAGCAACAGCAAGGCAGTAAAATTCTTAACTAAACATTTTCCACATCTCAAAGATGATGAAATAGAACTACTGGCAGAAATCAATGATAAACGAGATCTTGCAGACATGGCACGAAACCTCGGATTTGATGACAAATCAATTAAAGCCGAGCTATAAGTGTAAGTATTGTAGCAAAGAGTTCCGCAAAGAATCAACTCTTGCGGCACATCTCTGCGAAGAAAAACGACGTTGGCAACAGGAAAAAGAAACTGGTGTGCAGTTTGGTCTCCAGGCATACTTGCGTTTCTATGAAATGACACAGGGCTCGGCCAAGATGAAATCATATGAGGACTTTGTGGCCAGTCCCTATTATCGTGCGTTTGTTAAATTTGGTCGCCACATGGTAGCCATACGTGCTGTAAATCCTAAAATGTTTATTGACTATGTGATTAGAGAAAATAAAAAATTAGATCATTGGACACACGAAAAGATCTACTCAGAATATCTTAAAACGTATATGCGTAAGGAAGCAGTTCAAGATGCGCTTGAACGTGCTCTAAAGGAAATGCAAGACTACGCAGATGAATTGGGAGAATTTAAAAATGGATTTAGTGATTATTTTAGGTTTGGTAATAGTAATCGCATCTGTCATCATATTAGTAATGGTAGAATTAGCCCTTGGATTGTGTTTAATTGCGATAGCGGCATTGCCTTTCTTGATACTCTTAATGATGATCAAATTGCTATCGTTCTTCCTTGGATAGATCCAGACTTCTGGCAACAGCGTTTCCGAGATTACGTGGCAGATACTGAATGGGTCAAACAGATATTGAAGGAAGCTGGATTGTGAAATTTAAAAGCGACATCGACATAGACTTTGCTGATCGTGAGCAGGTGCTAAACTTGTTAGATGTTACACCAGCCAGCATCATACGTGATGGTAAGTTGACTCGTCATAATACAGGAGTATATGCTACAGACATCCCTGTGGATCCATTCTCAGGTTCAGCTAGTCTAGACTACGAAGCCGCAGAAGAGCGTGGTTATATGAAACTAGACTTACTTAATGTCCACGTGTATAAGCAGGTCCGAGATGAAGCGCATCTAATAGAACTCATGCAGGAACCAGACTGGACTCGGTTATATGATCCCGCAATATGTCAGCAGCTAATACACATCAACAATCACTACGACACACTGTTAAAAATGCCAGAGCCCGTGGACTCTATTCCTAGACTGGCTATGTTTCTAGCAGTGATCCGTCCCGCAAAGAGACATCTAATAGGAAAAACGTGGAAGGACGTTGCGGCTACTGTTTGGGATCGAGTAGAAGGTGAATACAGTTTCAAAAAAGCACATGCCGTCGCTTATGCTCATTTGGTTGTGGTAAATCTGAATCTAATATGATTCTTTATTCTAATGGTTGCAGTTATACTTGTAATCTTTTAGTTCCCGAGCAACAAAGATATCAAAATATTCTAGCCGATCGGCTGGGATGGACCTTAAAATCCGCTGCTTTACCGGGTTCCTGCACCAGACGTATCATAAGGTGTACGATTAGAGATTGTATACAGCTTCTAAAAACTAATAAATCGATATTTTGTCTTGTCCAGCTATCTCATTTGACAAGAATCGAGTATGCTGGGCAGAGAGATTCTTGGCGATATGCTGATCAAGATCTATTTGAAAGTCTAAACGGTATAGATCATCCTAATAATACAGCATTAACTAATCAATTGATAAAAAGTAATTTTTTGTTACACAATGAACATGCTGAACTTACGAGAGTCATGTCAGATCTCATAGGACTGATTGGATTTTTTAAACAGCATAATATTAAATATTTAATCTATACGGGACCTAGAATATTAGTAGATCCTAAAGATATATCTGATGATGTATTTTATCAATATTTACAGAAAGATCAAGGGGTATTAGATCTAGTAAATTTTAATATGTTAGATTTAATAGGTGAGCAAAAACATCCTGATGTAGACGGAATGCAGATCATAGCTGATTATTTTTTTAACCTACTTTGCGAATCAGCGTAATACTACGACGTTTACTGCGTTTGTTAGCTATTTCCTTAAGACTAACATAAGGACCATGCTTAATTTCTACGTCCTTGCTGTTGAATGTTTTTAGACATACTCTATATTCAACCCAATCCTGCTTTAGGAACACATTAATAGGCACTAGCCTAT